AGGCGCAGACGACTGAATGTCCATGTAGTCTGCGTTCTCCCCATAAGCCATACCCGTCATCTGGGCAGGCGTCTGCTGGGGGCCACCGTCAGTACGACGGGAAAGACGGCCCGGCGCGGAGACAGGGGCGGGATTGCTGGGGGTCCGCGGACCACCGTGGCCGTTAGGCATCCTCTTCCCCTGTCTCCTCGTCATCCTCAACCGATGTGGCGAGGCTGTACGGGAGAAGCCCGTAGGTGTGCGCCAAAGCCAGCGCCTCCTCGAGCATCTCCATCATGCGGTTCTTGATGTCGTGGGCCACGTCGGGATTCCACGACACGTCCTCCACGTTCCACTGCACGGCGATAGCGCCGATCGAAATCGCGGCGGAGATGTCCTTGCTACGTACTTCTTGCATGACAACCCCCGAACGACGACGTGGATGAGCTACTTGGAACCCTTGGTTCCCTTGCCACCGGGCGCACCGAACCGGACACCCGAACTGGCGGGGGTGCTGGGCTTCGGGCGGGAGGTGTTCATGATCGGGGTAGAGATGTGCGGCGTACCGGCGCTACCCTTGTTCGGCTGGGGCATTGCTTTCTCCATTCGTTAGGTATGGCATCAGATTGGTGTACGGCGGGAAACCCCAGCCGACAATTGCGGTTGACCATTGGAACCCATAGCGGCGAACAGCATCTGCAGATCAGGTCTGCCGCCAGGAGCCTGGCCGGCCTGGCCTGGGGCGACGCCCTGCATCGTGCCGTCCTCGTTCATGCCAGGTGGTGCGCCGCCGCCGGGGGGAGCCATGCCGGGAGAGGTAGCGGCCCCAGCGGCAGGCTCAACCCCCTCTGCGGCGGCGGTTTCGGGTGAGTTCGCGGGTTCCGGCGGCTCGAAAGCCTCCTGCGCCACTTCCTCAATAGCCTTACCCTCATTCAAACCGTTGATGATCCCGACAACCTTCGCGATAGCCTGAGCAGGATCCTGACCCGCCTGCACCATCACGGGGATCGACTGCACGTAGCCGGCGATAGCCTGCTTCAAAGCGTCCCGCATGTCCTCGCGGTTGATCTTCGTTTCCTCTTCCGAGGGGTTGATGCTGAACGGCATCTGCGACATCCCGAACTCGCGGGACACCAGCTTGTCGCCACGCGCCTGCAAGTAGAAGACGAGGGCACGGTTCGGGTCCAGGCCGGCCATCAGGCCGTACTGCACGTCCACCGAATGGTCGCCCTTGATGTCCTTGCTGGGGCGGTACTTCACCTCATACGGTGCGCCCTGCGCGTTGCCGCGGAGGATCTTCTCCTCACCACCGAACAGCTTCTCATCCACCCGCAGGGCCTTGCTCACCAGACGAGTGAGGCCGTTCGCGAACATTGCCTGCCCGGTACGCACCTGAGTGTCGAAACCGGACATGAGTGCCTGCACGCCGCGGCCCGTGATCACGGAACCGTCCATCTCACCGTTACGCGCATTCGGGTAACGGGAACCCTGACGCAATTCCTGGTCAAGGATGCCCTGCTGCGCGAAAGCACTCTGTGGAAGCTCGATCGGAACCCGTCGAACCTTCTCACCCTGTGAGGTTCTGATCACCGAATCTGAACCCAGCGACAGTTCCTGCACATCGGGCGGCAGGACGATCGGTGCCTGCACCGACTTCTGCGCCGCCTCGAGCGATAGCAGAGCGAACCGTGCCTTCGCCACCTGGACAGCGAGAACGTCATCGAACTGCCCGTGGGTGTCATTGTCGATGCCGGGGCGCTTGATCCACTCCACCAGGCATTCGTTCAACGGATTGTCGACGGACTCCAGAACCATCGGTTCCTTCGCCCGTGGCAGGAAGATCAGGTCCACCGTCTTGTCGTGGTAGCGGACCACCTCCACCAGGTCGTTACCCGCTGTCGGCATCCCCAACGCGCCTTCAGCGTGCGGGTACATGGCGGTCAGCTCGTCACGGGACTTGAAGAACGTGAAGAACGCCGCCTGCACCTGACCCCAACGGTCATAGATCGGGTAGGAGCCGATCGCGTCCATGAACGTGATCCGCGGCAGCCGGTCCTCGAAGTCGATCTCCACCATCGCCGGCACGAAGCCGTACGTGAAGTACGAGTCGGCGGCGGAGTACATCTGCACCTGGAGGTTGCAATGCTCCACGTAGCCGTTCACGATGCGGGTCCGCTTCTCCGCGAACTCCCGCGCCGCATCCGAACCGGAACGGTTCGAGTGGCAGTTGAACGCCGGCAGTGGGGCCATCACCTCAGCGAGATCACGGGCGGCAACGTCGACCATGTTCGCGACAATGCCCCGGTCGAACGGACCCTCAGGGAACAGGTCAGGGAACACGTCCCGCATGCGGCCCTGACGGACCGCCAGCACGTTCTGCATGCGCGTATCACGCTCTGTAGAGCGCGACTTAGTGCGCTCATACAGGCCGCGAATCTCCTGCAGGCTTGGTGCCACGTTAATCTCCCATGTCCTAGAACCCCACCGGGGTGAATGCGTGCTGCGCTTCCGTGTCCAACAGGTTCACCGTCGTCTGACCGCGCCTGTCCCACGGCGTCGTGAACGGGTTGTTGATGTGGGTCCGCATGTTCGACGCCAGCATCACCCGGTCCTTGCACGCCAGCTCCGCGAACCACAGAGCCATCACGCAGTCCGTCTTCGTGGACTTCGGAAGGTCCGGTGCCCACGTCACCAACTGCTCCACCAGCGCCTTCGCCGCCTCACTGAAAGCAGTCGACGGCAACTCGATCAACTGGGTGTCCTCTTTCCAGCCGTTGAACAGCATCGCCATCGCGGCGACACCGAACCCCGAGTCGTGCTTGTTCATGCCCGTCCAATGCGGACGGATCATCGTTCCCCGTGCCGCACAGAAGTTGTTCAACTCCCGGTCGTGGACCAGGAACCCTTGGAAGCCGTTCTTCTCGATCCGCCACTCCGCGATCCCGTACTTCACGGTCCAGCTCATGATCAGTTCCCGCATCTCCTCAGGCGTCGTACCCGCCTTGTTGTAGATGTCCAGAACGTAACGTTTGTGGCTTGCTACGTCCAAGCCAATAACGACCGCAGACGTGTGACCGGCAGTAGCAGGATCCAGACCGGCGACGATGATCAGCCCGTCCATCCCGTTCGGGCGGCAGTTCACCATCCCGCGGGGGATCAGGCCCGTCATCCGGTTCCCGTTGATGCTCGCCTTCACCGCATCCTGGTCGAACACGCCGTCATCCGGCACCTGACGCTGCATGTACACCATCGACCATGCTCGAGGGCTGACCCTCGCACGCTTCTTGTTCAACCGTAGACCGTCCCACTTCGGGAACAAGCCGTCCGCGTCAGGCTCGAGGGCTTCACCCTTCGACCCGGCCTCCGGTTGGTTCGACCTGGGCCACAGCGTCTCCCAGCCATCCGGCTTCTCACTGAAGTTCAGCACCGCCGGCATAGCCAGATACGTCCACGGGCTGATCTCGTCGGGGTAGCGCATCGGATCCCGCAGCTCCGAATAGAGATCCTTCGCTGCGAGGCGAGTCCCCACGATCAGCAGAGCGCCCTGCGCTCCGATACGGGAGATCACCTCCGACTGGATCCAGTCGATCTGCTTCTCGTACTCGTGGGCGTTCGTCAAGTCGACGCAGTCGTCCAGCACGATCAGGTCAGCTCTGGATCCGTATACGTGGCCGCGGATGCCGAGGGCCTGGACCGTAGGGTCCTTCTCACCCGAGTCGCGCCCGTCCGGGTTCACGTAGATCATGTTCTGGTTCCACGCCTCAGCGTCCTTATCGAACCCACCGGGCGGCGCGTAGCGCATCAGCATGTCCGCGTACTTCGGATGCGTCAGGCGGGTCTTGATCGCGTAAAGCATCTTCTGCGCCATCGCCAGCGTCTTCGACACCAGAATCACGCGAATGTTCGGATCCATAGCGATCCGGTACGTCACATAGTTGATCGTGATGCTCGTGGTCTTCGCATGCTCCGGGGGCATGTTCACCATGATCAGGTCCGGCTCACCCTGCTCGAACGTCATAGCCGGATGCACCCACGCTGGACCCCTGCGCTCGATCAAGTCGACGACGTTCTGCATGTGCGGGAACACTGCCGCATCCATGAACTGACCCGACCAGTCGGAGAAACCCATCTCCTCACCAGCCACCGGGGCAGCCGTCTCACGCATCCGCTTGATCCGCTCCACCGCGGTCACGAACTCCGTGTCCTCACGACGCCACTTCTCATACGTCGTCCGGGTCCTACCCGCCGCACGCAAAGACTGCTCGATGTTCAGGCCCGACTGGAACATCCCCAGGAAGCGCTTCTTCGCCTCCGCCGGCGTCTCACCAGCCTTACGACCAGGAGCAGCCACAGAGGTACTCCGATCTACAAAATCATGGGGGCGGGGGAGGGACCAGTACAGAAAAATCCAGCGGCCCTAACTATGCGTCGGCGATCGACCGAAGCCGACGCCCTATACAGGTAGTACTAGTAGACAGTCAGAACTCTGCGGGGGCCGAAGGCCCACCAGTAGGAGTAGCCCAGATAGACAGAAGCGCCGCCCTCAGGGGCGGCTACTGTTAGTACTAATAGGGGCGCAGGCAGTTGTTTTAGTCTCTAATAGGTACTTCCCCAGAAAAGTTGTCACCCGTGACACCAAAACAGAAAATGTGACGCAACTCACATATAATATAGGGTCAAAATAGGACAATACGGTACAGGTCCCCAGAATACTAGAAAACTATGTCACTGCCCTTGGATGTACAGTAGGGGGGCCGCGACTAAACAATGGGTGGGTCAAGCTGGTAGCCGGCCAGGCCCAGGAAAAGCTAAGTTGACGCCGGCAACTTACCGATGTCAACGTACCCAGCAGGGGGGTAGGGGAGGGATTGTTGCCATAGTCCGCCCCCACCCCTACCCCTACCTATATGTGCGCGGGAGGACAGCCGCTCTCACCCCCTACTAGTATGCGCGAGCTCGATGCATGCATGCTACAACCTGGCCTTACACTGTAAGTCTGTGATCGGGGAGACTAGAGAGAGTCGATTAGACCGATTGGTCTAGGTAGTGGGGTGTTGGTGGTGGTGGTCCCCTCCCTAAGTAGGGAAAACAGCACTCCCTACACCCACCCGTCTGAAGGAGCCTATTAGCCGGGGCGGAAGCAAGGGAGCCCCGACAGGCAGGGACAGTCGATTAGGGATGCCGCGGCATCCCCAGGACAGGACGGGAAGCAAGCACAGATAGCAGCCCCGGCTTGGCCGGGGCAGCAGAGTAGGGCAGCAGAACATCAAGGCTTCGGCCAACGCCGAAGCACCCAGACAGCCAGACGGTGCCTCCAGTCGGGATGCCTCCGCATCCCTGCCAATGCTCCAAGGCTTCGCCGTCGCATTGGGTAAGGACCAGGCCATCGTTGACATGTGAAGGCGCACGGCTGTGCTGTGCCATTGTCACGGTTTGGTAACGATGCTGTGTGTCCTGCCGTGATGGCTTGACATGGCATGTGAGTAGGTCCACTCTCAGGGTATCGGCTACTAGATAGAGGGAGTGATCATGGCTACTCGATTGACGGAGTATGGGCGGATCGTTCATTACGCGGATGGTTACGCGGTTACGTGGAATGGTGGCGCTACGTTCAATGTGTACGCGCAAATCTTCACTTCGCCTGGTGAATGGGTGAATACGGATTGTTTCACTGTTTACGACATTGCCGGCATGGAGGGCGCGTACGCGGTTGCTGATGCGCATATGGCGGAAGCGTTGGCCGAGTGATGTCGACTCTGACTATTGCCCCCGTGTCTACGGGCCTTACGACCTCCATTCCCACCATCCACGCGCACTACTGCCCCGCGTGCGCCGGTCACTCCGCTTGCGGTGGCCGCTTTCCCGAGTCGGGCGTTTGCCTGCTCGTTGACAACTGCCACGCTTGTGGCAGTTCGGTCTACTCCGAGCCCGTGCGCGTGTCGGCTCGGGATTGGGCCGAGTACCAGACTCGGCACTAGCCGAACGCGCAAGAGCCCTACATGAGCACAACAACAACCGCCAAGGAGCACACCGTGAGCACACCGACCACAGCCCTCAACCCCGCCGCAATCGTCGCCCTCCAGTTTGAGCAGGAGATGTACGAGATGCTTCGCCGCGCTGGCGTGAGCGAGGCTCGGATCGACGCCATGCGGGCGACGTGCGGCGTGTTTGATGGCCCGGTGATGGATCCTGAGCAGATTGTGGTGACGTTGTGAGGCGGCTGGAGGCACGCTACGCCGGCCAGTGTGCGGGGTGTGGCGGGGAGTTTGGTCGCGGGGCGACCGTGTACTACCAGCCAGCTTTGCGTGGCCGTGG